GGGCTGTATGGGGGGAAGAATACAAGCGAAGTTTATATCATCACCTCTACTTTATCGAGGAGGACTTTGGGGTTTCGGTAAACGTACCGATGCTAAACGGCCCGATGATATTAGCGGCGGTTGAGCATAAGTGGGAAGGGCGGCATTTTTCCAAGCGAATCAGGCTCAGAACCGACCTTTTAGCTGCTGCTATTGAGGATGTTATTACCCGTGCTTCTGTGCAGGGATGGGGCGTTACACGCACGTCAAAGGAAATCATGATTCGCACAACGGAAAGCTGGTCCAATGCAGTCCGGCTGGCACGCACTGAATTGAACCGAGCTGCAGCTCAGGGACAAAGTCTGGCATACCAGGCGAACAGCGACATTATCGAAGCAAAAGAGTTTTGCGCCACGCTGGATACCAAAACCTCTAAGGTGTGTCGCAAAGTCGATGGAAAAAAGTTCCCGTTGGATTATGATACACCGGCAAATCCGGGGAAAGAGGGAGAACGAATCCCAAATCACCCGAATTGTCGTTCGTACTGGCGGCCGGTGATGAAATCGAAAGTGCTAGAAAGTCTTGAGCGTGAACGTGCGTATAAGTTTGGAAAAGAGAGCGGATATACAAAAGCTCGAACGTATGAAGAATGGGCAAAAGAAAAGGGAATAGCCACATAACAAGCATCCCAATCAAACGGGTGTTTTTTTATTGTCTTAAAAGGGGGAAGTGAATTGATTCATATCACAGCGAAAATGGCTGATGGTCAAATGAAGATAGAGGCAGTAGGGCATTCCAATTACGCGGAACATGGCAAAGACATTGTTTGCGCTGCTGTTTCTGCTATTATGCAAACCGCTTTGCTTGGGCTGCAGGCAGTCGCTGAGCAGTACCCGCGGCATGTTTCTTTAAAAATCACTGAATAAGGAAGGAGAAAGAAAAGATGAAGAAATTCTGGATGTTTAACATTCAAAGATTCAGCGAAGGGGGTGAGGGAGGAAGTGGAGGCCAAGGCGGAGACGGAGGTGCCGGAACTGGTAGTAACGGAGGTGGTAAGGGCGAAGCAGCTGCAGGTAGTCAAAACAATGGAGGCCAAGGCAGTGAAAATAAGCAACCTGCAGTGTCTTTCCAGACGCAAGAGGACTATGACAAAGCTTTGCAGGGCGCTGTCACCGATTATTTGAAGTCGTTAGGCATTGAGAAAGCAGAAGATTTGAAGGGAATTATCGAGGCCCATAAACAAAAGGAGGAAGCCAATAAAACAGCAGAAACCAAGCTTGCAGAGCGGGATGCGGAACTAAAAACAGCAAACAGCACAATCCAGTCCCTACGGGTGGAGAATGCATTTATTCTGGAAGCCATTAAACAGGGGATTGACCCGGAAAAACTGTCCGATGCGATTCGCCTGGCTGACCTGTCGAAAGTAGAAGTAACAGATGGCGGAAAAATCAAAAACATCGATAAGCATGTCAGTGATTTGGTTGCAGCTAAACCTTGGTTGAAGGCGGATGGAAAGCCTACAGGTCAAACGCCAGAACAGAAGCCGCCGAGCAATACAAAAACAAGCATCCCTAATATTTCAGACCTGCGCAAAATGCAGCGAATTTAAGGAGGATAACGGTTATGTATAAATTAAAAATAAAAATGAATCTGCAGCGTTTTAATGGTACTGGAGCGCAATTAAGTAACGAATTGACGGGTCTTATTCCGGAAGAAACGTCGAATGAAATCATCAAAGATGTTATTCGTGGTTCTTCCATTATGAAGCTGGCACAGCTAGAACCAATGACAACGGCCACAAAGAAAATCCCGGTGTTGCTCGATGGTCCGGGCGCTTACTGGGTGGGTGAAGGTGAGCGTATTAGCACCAGCAAGCCAACCTGGGCGCAGGTAACGCTTACGGCTAAAAAGCTGGCTGTCATTATCCCAATGACAAAAGAAGCGCTGAACCGTGCGAAAATCGATGTATTTGAAGAGTTAAAGCCACACATTGCAGAAGCATTTTATACCAAACTGGATGCAGCGGCCCTGATGGGAACGGACTCTCCGTTTGCGACAAACATTTTATCTGCAGCAGTCAACGCAGGAAATGAATTTACCCGTGGCTCGGTAGCTGGTCAAAACCTTGCCGATGATGTAAACAGTGTAATGGCGTTAGTGGAAGCCAGTGACCAGGAACCGCGCGCGTTTACGGCCCATTTCGGACTTAAAGCATCGCTGCGTGGCCTGAAAAACTCCAATGGAGACCCTCTTTACTTGTCCAGCATCCGGGACGGTGTAACGGAGGACTCTTTATACTCCTTGCCGATCGAATACAGCCGTAACGGTGCCTGGGATAAAACAAAAGCAGATTTGATTGCGGGTGACTACAAAAAGTCACGTATCGGTATCTTGCAGAATATCGAATATGAAATTCTGAAAGAAGCGACGCTGCAGAACACGCTGGGAGCAGATGGTAAGCCACTCTCTCTTGCTGAGCAGGATATGGTTGGTTTAAAAGCAACGTTCCAGGTGGCGTTCTTGGTCGTAAAAGAGAGTGCCTTTGGTGTGCTGCGACCTATTGGGTACGTAGCATCATAAGATAGATACCCAGAAAGGAGAAGAGAGGCATGAAGCCCAATGATATCGTTTCGATTGTGAAGGGAAAAGAGAAGTTGCAGGTTACCCGAAAAGCGTTTGAGGTTATTTATGCAGGGCTTGGATACAAGCTCGAAAAAGAATCGGTGAAAGCAGATGACCATTCTGACAAGTGAGGAATTCCTCGGGTTTTATCCGGAGTGTGCATCCTGGCCAGAAACGAAGATTAACGGTGCAGTTCTGCGGGCAAATGTTTATGTCGCTGGTCAGGTGGTAGTGCCCAACCCGGTTCCTGAGGATTTGAAGCTGGCCACAGCGATGATTGCTAAAGGAGGCGCGGAAGAACGGACTCTGCGAAGCGTCTCCCAGGGCACCTATTCAGAATCGTATACGGATGTGAAACTGGATGACCAAATCGAGGGGATTCTTCGTAAGTATGGTAAGAAACCACCGGAAGAAGTGGCGGTGAAGCAAAAACTATGGCTGATTTAAGTCATTATGAACGCCTGCTGTGTCATTCTGTGACGGTATATGATTTACAGGGAGCAGCAGAAGACGCCTTTACTGGCGGTAAGTCAGAAAGTCGTGAGTGGGTCCCTATCGCACAGCATATCCCCTGTCGTGTTGGCGGATCTCCGGCACAGATACAGCAGCTAACTGGTAGGCAAGCGGATGCACAGGATTTTCTTTTGCATACTTTGTACTCCGGTTTAAAGCCGGGGATGCGAGTGAAAATTGAACAGCCGGAGTTTGCAGACGACCTCTATGAAGTAGGAAAGCCCGTGCCGGTTTATGGCGCGGAACGCCTGCATCATTATGAGGTCGTGATTCGTTTAATCGATGCAATCACTGGTCAGGAAGATGAAATCTAATGGCGAAAGTTGATAAAAGAGATCTAGAACGCCTGTATCGTCACGTAAAAGAGAACGCAGAAAAAGAAGTAAAGGAAGCGGTTGGTCGTTTAGCCAGAAAAGCTGGATATGGGATACTAAGAGGGGCACAGGATCGAGTTCCGGTGCGCGATGGTGTTCTGCGTCGTTCTCTTTCCTTTGGTCGCCCTGATAATGTTTTTGAGTTCTCTATGAAAGGGAGCCATGCTGATATTACCGTGGGTACGAATGTAGAATATGCCCGATACGTGGAGGAAGGGTTTACCCAGCGAAAAGGCCAGTTTGTGCCGGGGTACTGGAAAGGTGGAGAATTTCGATATGATCCGAATGCGTATAAAAAATTCCTGCAAGAGCGGAAGAAGGGCAATCATCCGAATCTAACCGATTATGGCATCATTCTCACTGGACAGCGTATCCCTGGGGTTCGTTATCTGGCTCGCTCGCTGGCCGAAATCGAGGCGGTTCTTGATGATCTGGCTTATGAGGAGCTGGAAGATTTGGCAAGGAGGTTGTTCCCGGATGGGTGATGATACATTATCCATTCGCCACTGGTTGTATAAAGTAACTGGGATACCAACGGAGTCTCTCGCTATTCCAAAGGATTTTGAACGGCCGATGTGGTTTGCGGAAGAGCCGATTCGTATACCGGAACCCTGCCGGCCTGATGCTTATCGGGAGAAAGTCACACTGAATATAATTTTGCTGGCAAAGGATGCGGTGCAATTAAAAAGTGTGGTAAGAGCTGTACGACAGGATTTAGCTGATCGAGGTTGGGTTTTACCGCTATTTAATGAGGAACGTCAACAAGTCGGCTATTTAAGGGAATGCCGACCAACGTTTGGGAAACCGGATGGCTTAGACCAGACGATGGAACTGAAATGCATGGTATATATTCCGTATACCCCGATTGAGTATGATCCGTTATCAGAGTTTTACAGCAGATATGATCCTGTATTACGTAAAGGGGGGAAAATAGAGTGACGACAAAAAGAGAAAAGAAGCGAGAAGCTACGGCTTTTAAGCATAAAAAGGAAGAGTTTATGAAGGTGGCAGAGCAAAAGTTCGAATTAACACGGACACAAGCGATTGCTGCCTTTTTTAATGCACCAGAGGAAATGACACTTGAAGAGGCGCAAGAGCTCGTAAACAAATTTAAAGAAAGGACGGTGAAGTAGATGGCGGGCATTTATCAACCGGGTGAGGAAAAGGTGCTCTCTGGAGCATATTCTTTTCTCAAATCATTCATAGAGGAGCAAACCACCCCAGGACTACGCGGAAAACTTGCATTGCCTATAGTAGCCGATTGGGGGCCAATTGGTGAATTTGTTCGGGTGCGAAATAAACAAGCCGCTGTAAATATTTTTGGTGAAGTAGAAGACTTTGACTTAATTTGGGCGGACTCCATTCGACCTTCTTCCATTTCCATCCGTCCGACACAGGTATTGCTTTATCGACTAGCGGGAGCAAGTGCAAAAAAAGCCTTCCTGATTCTTGTTGGTCCAAGCGGGGATTGTATTCGAGTTGAAGCTAAATATGAAGGAGAGTTTGGCAACCGTCTCAAAGTAGCTGTGCAGCCGAACCTTATGGATGCTGCTTTGATTGATATCTTAATTTATCTCGATGCCGAACTGGTAGAAAGCCAAACAGGTGCTACAAATGCTGAGCTTGTAGCTGCATTTGCCGGAAGTGAATATGTGACTTTAACTAAAATATCCGATGAACTCCCTATCCCGAACGCTGGTACAAATCTAGCAGATGGGGACAGTGGAAAGAGCGTTGAGGCTACCAAGTATACTGATTACTTGGACAAACTCATTACAAAAAAAGGGGAATATGGCGTTTTTACACTCGTGGTTGCAGATGCGGCATTAAATGCGGCAGCTCAGGATTGGACAGATGAACAGCGGTATAAAGGGAACTACATTAAATTCGTCTTTGGTGGTGATGCAAACCGGGATAAAAACAAAGCCGATATTATCCAAGCTTCAAAAGATGCGAATCATATGGCCGTTATTAACGTAGGAAGCGGGGTTAAATGGAGGGGAAAAACATACTCAAGTTCCAAAGTTGCTGTTTATATCGCTTCTCTTGCTGCCGCTATGCCGCTTAATTACACAATGGCGCTATATATTACTAACTTTGATGAAGTAACCGTTGAGTGGGATCAGGATACGGATTTAATTGATTTAATTGAAGCCGGGACACTGATGCTGAACAAAGATAATGATAAAGTCATCATCCAAGAGCCGGTTAATACTCTAACTGTTCCGGGGCCGGATCAGTCCAGTGATTTCGGTAAGATTCGTGTGGTTGACACGTTTGACAGCATCTTGTTAGCCGAGGAAGAAGCGGGGAAAGAGTGGATTCGTAAACAACCGAATACAAACAGCCCTGCACGCCGCGCCGCCTTTTGTCAAATGATGAAAGAAAAGGTGTTTGCTCCGCTGGCCGCTATTGAAGTTATTGCACCTGACTACGAGTATATGGAAGACCCTCTATATTATGGTCAGGATGCTATATATACTCCAAAACGCTCGGCTGGTCACTTTGTAGCTGGCTTTAGACACCAGGATGCACTTGAGAAAATTTACACCTACAACAAAGCGAAATGAGGTGATGTAGCATGGCTGAAACGTATTCTGGTACCCATGGCCATTTCTATGACCAAAATGGGAATGAATTAACAGAAGCAATCGAATTCGAACTAACAGAGGAGTTTGAAAAAGCACAAAGTAAGCGGATGGGTAAGCTGCGTAGAAGTAATCGAGTTACCGCTTCCGATGTTACGATGTCGGTCACTTTCGAAAGAACAGCCAATGTACAAGCACTCATCCGTTATCTTGCAGAGAACCCGGAGAAAAAAGTAAATTTCATGGGACGGATGGATGATCCTGTTGCCGGAAAATATGGGGTTGCGGTTACCGGGTTCTCTCCGGATTCTCTGACACTGGCTAAATGGGCACACGGTGAAATTGATGAAGATACACCGCTGGAAGGTACCGTGGATGACTATGAGTTTGTGTAAAAAAGAAAGGGGAATGAAGTGATGAGTCAGTTTTTAACGATGGAAGAATTTCTGGGTATGAATACGGAAGTTGATACAAAATCGGAATGGAAATGGGAGCGAAAAGACGTTGTAATCCCGATTCGCTCGGTTCCAGGTGATATTTACTTCAAGGCACGTAAAGCGGCGATGAAGATGTCGGTAACGGGTCGAAAGAAAAGCGCAGAGCGCAAGGTAGAGTTTGATGAGTTGAAGCTAAAATCGGAAATCATTATTGCAGCTATCGATAAGGAGCGGACAAACTTCCATCTGGACTCTGCCCAAGTGCTGGCTAAGTATAATAAAGTGGCGGCTTGTGATGTGGTACCATGTGTATTTACGCCGCGTGAAATCAATGATCTGTATGAAAAAATCGAATCCATTAGTGATTTCAGTACGGATGAAGAAGAGGAAGAAGACGTAAAAAACTAATTAAAGAGAGCCCAGAGCTGGCTCTCTTTTCGTATATCTGGCAGGAAAAAAAGAAGTTTCCGTCGGAAATTTTGTCTCTACCAGAGCGAGAAAGGCAATTTATTCTCGTTTCTACGGTTATGGAGATTGAGAGAAAAAACGAAGAAGCGAAGAAAGCGCAGAACCAGCGGCGTTTTAGGAGAGGAAGGAGGCGATAAGCGTGGCGGTAACAACAACGCTCTCATTTCAAGAGAAAATGTCCAAGCAGCTTGCCTCCATCCTCAAATACCTGGGAGATGTAATTGATGCGTTTGATGATGTAGAAGATGCAGCCAATCATGTAGAAGATGCGCTCAATAGCATGGATGATTCCGCTATACAGCAACTGGAACAAGCAACCACCAATGCTTATCGTGAAGCCGATAGGCTGGCACGGGAATTAGATGAAGTGGATCGGGAAGCTGCCTCCATTAGCTCTACTAAAATGAGAGAACTAGAAGCGTCAGCGAAAGAAGCAACGAAAGCCGTCGATGAGGCGGCTGATTCTGTCGCGGATATGGAAGAGGCAGCAGATGGGGCCGAAACATTAGCAGGGGCAGCGCTGGGTGGCGGATTGGCCATTACCGCAGGACTTGCGGGAGCTGCTGCTTCAAGCTATGAAATGAGTCATTCGCTGGATATGTTACAAGCGAAAGTGGATGCTACAGATCAGCAAATGATAAGTATGTCTGACTCAGTAAAAAAACTATACATGTCTGGCTTAGTAGAGACACCCACAGAAGCTGCAGAAGCGTTTAGCCGTTTCCGTCAATTGCTAAAAGGGACGGACGAGGAGATTCGTAAGACGGCAGAGGGGGCGCTGGCATTGGAGAAAATGTCAGCGGGAGATTTGGATCAAGCCAGTATTGCGAAAGCGGCCAATGCCATGCAAATGCAATGGGGAACCGATGGGGTAAAAGCATTGGATATGATTACAGCTGCCTACCAGCGTACCGGGGACAAAGCAAATGATTTACTGGATACCATTTGGGAATATAGCCCGCAGTTTAAGGAAGCGGGCATTAGTGCGGAGAAAATGATGGGCATGTTTGTGGCCGGTACGGAAAAAGGTGCCTTCAATTTCGATAAACTGGGCGATGCGTTCAAAGAAAGCTTCGGTATCCGGTTAAACAAAGCACTGGATGAGAATGCACTGGGCGCTCTGGAGAGCATCTTTGGAGAAGATAAGCTATTCAAGATGCTTGACCAGATTAAAGCTGGAGGAAAAGAAGCAGAAAGTGCGATTATGGCAATTACAGCTGGTATTGCCTCGATTAA